TATTACTGGGTATCAGGTGCAGGCTGCGGATGGTAGTGGGACTTACCGTCCACCATTTGACCTTAGTTCAGCAAGCTATGACAGTAAGAGCTTTGACGTTTCAAGCCAAGATACACTTAGTTTAGGACTTGCATTTAGTGCCGATGGCACAAAAATGTATATGTGCGGTGCAAACAATGATACAATTTATCAATATACTTTAAGCACTGCGTGGGATGTCTCTACTGCAAGTTATGCTAGTAAGTCTTTAAGTGTAGCGTCCCAAGACACAGTTCCTCGTGGCATTCTTTTAAACGCCGATGGAACATCCATATACGTCTGCGGCGATATAAATGCAGCTATTTTTCAATATGATATGACAACTGCATATGATTTAAGTACAGCATCGTACGCAAGTAAGAGTTTAAGTGTAAGTTCAGAGGAACCTGGCCCAGCAGGTATCGCATTTAATAATGACGGAACAAAGATATACGTTATCGGGTACAGCAATGATAATGTTCGTCAGTATGCTTTAAGCACGGCATATGATGTAAGCACAGGCTCTTACGAAAGTAAGACGTTAGATATAAGTAGCCAAGATAGCTCTCCAAGAAGTCTTTTCTTTAACAGCGATGGCACGAAACTTTTTGTAAACGGAAACGCAACAGATACTATGTATCAATACAGCTTGTCATCTGCATATGACGTAAGCACAGGTTCCTATGACAGTGTTTCGTTTTTGTATTCTGCACAAGCTGACGATGCAAACGCGGTAACTTTTAAACCTGATGGCACAAAAATGTACGTGTGTAATTTTGGAAGCGATCAGGTTGTTTATCAGTATTCAACACAAGTTACCGATTACCCCACCGCATCCCCTGTCACAATCACTGGCCTAACCAACGGCACAAGCTACACGTTTAACGTCTGGGCGATTAATGCGTTTGGTTTTTCTGCGCCTAGTGATGCAAGTGGGAGTGTTACGCCAGTGCAACCACCGATTGGAATTTTTGCTGGTGGCACTGGTAACATAAATAGAATTGACCAATTTGTAATGACTACAAGCAGTAGCGTCACTGATTTTGGAGACTTAACACAAGGCACTTCAGAAATGGCAGGGGTTTCTTCGTCTACAAGAGGTGTGTTTGGTGGTGGAAATTCTGGTTCTCAAGAAAACACAATTCAATACATCACAATGCGATCCGCAGGGAACGCTTCTGATTTTGGGGACTTAACAGCCGCAAGAAGTACAATGAATACAATTAATGCTTCTAATGAAACTCGTGGTTTGCTAGCAGGTGGAGCCGCATCAGGAACTTATGCAGCGGTTGTTGATATAGATTACGTTACTATTGCTACAACAGGAAATGCTAGTGATTTTGGCGATTTAATAAGTGCTATAAAATCTGCTAGTGGCGCAGGTTCATCAACAAGAGGTGTGTTTGGAGGCGGTGAATCTAGCGGTAGTACCACCATAAATGTAATGCAGTATGTAACCATAGGTTCTACAGGAAACGCCACAGACTTTGGCGATCTGAGTGTCACAAGGCAGGGTCTTACTTCTACATCCTCATCAACCCGACAATTATTTTTTGGCGGATTAAATGGAGCAACCAGATACAATACTATTGATTATATCACCATAGCCTCAACTGGAAACGCCACAGACTTTGGTGATTTAAATGAACAAAGGTATCAAGGTGCAGGAACATCAGATAATATTTCGGGATTTTGTGGTGGTGGTAGAAACGCTTCAAGCACCGATTTATCAGGTATTCAAAAAGTTACGATAGCTTCCACTGGCAATAGCTCTTCTTTTGGAAATTTAAGCGGAACTAGCCGCAACCTATCAGCATGCTCGACTTCCCACGGAGGACTTCAATAATGCCAAATTATCAAGGTGTATGGTCTCTCACAACGCAGATGCAGAATGCTTCAGCTTGGCCTAGAAAACCTGAATATGGTTATTGGGCGGGTGGAAAATCCCCAGAGTCAAATGTAATTGATTATGTTTCAATTGCTACAACAGGGAGTGCTGCCGATTTTGGAGATTTACTTTCAACTGTAACTGATACCGCAGGATGTTCTTCTGCAACAAGAGGGATTATAGGTGGTGGCGCAATTGGAGTAAATTATTCAAACGTCATTCAATATGTAACTATAGGAACCTCTGGGAATGCTTCTGATTTTGGGGATTTAACAATTGCAAAAAACACTATATCCGCTGCATCTAATTCAACAAGAGGTGTTTTTGGTGGAGGTTTTAATAATTCAGCAGGTAATTACCAAAATGTTATTGAATATATAACAATATCCTCAACGGGAAATGCTCAGGATTTTGGTGATTTAACTGTTGCTAGATCAAGACTTGGTGGTAGTGGTTCATCCACTAGAAGTTTATTTAGCGGAGGTTATACTGGTTCCAATAGTAATGTAATAGACTATATTTCAATATCAAGCACGGGCAACGCGACTGACTTTGGGGATTTAACAGAAGCAAGGAGACTGGGCGGTGCAGCCTCAAATAGCACCCGTAGTTTATATGGCGGTGGTCAAGCGTCAAGTGGATCAAACGTAATTGATTACGTTACAATAGCCTCAACAGGAAACGCTACGGACTTTGGAGACATGACTTCATCCGCAAATGGATGGGCAGGGTGTGCAGGGACAACTATTGCTTTAATTGCAGGCGGCGGCGCGACTGATACAATTAACTCAATGACAATAGCTTCAACAGGAAACGCTACGGACTTTGGCAATTTGACGGTGGCTAGAGAAATGACAGGTTCGTTTTCCAACGCACATGGAGGACTTTCATAATGTCGGATAAACGATACGAGGCAAATATAATTAGAGCTACGGCTGTTGAGCCTGCTAATAACCTAGAGACAACTTCTGCTCCAGGGGTGTGGTCAATAGACGAAGTTGTAGAGCTTCAGAAGAAAGAAAAGTGGCCTACGGCGGGAAATGTAACAACTGATGTAGACCAAGTTTTTTCCACATTTCTATATGACGGAAATGGTATTGTTCAAAAGATTGAAAACGGAATACAGTTGGGCGCTGCTTCAACCGATAATGTTGCGCTACACATGACAGGCGCTACAAGCACTGACAATGGGCCACTTAGCTTAACTGTTAATTCTATTGGCAATGCCACTACTAGCACTACGCAAACAAAGTTTACTTCTAAATCTCTGTACGTTGATGGCACTGGATCAGGTGATGCTACAACTTGTTTTGATATACAAGAAGGCCAGATAAAATTAGCCAAAAAAGATTTTACGATTGAGTATTGGGTTTACTACAATAGTCACAATTCCTATGGAGACTTAGGGTCTTGGAATTACTACGTTAGTGGATACAATGGTAATTTTCGTATGGGCATTGGCGGCACTGGTACTAACATCAATATTTTTGCATATGATGCTCAAACTCTCTTGGGAAGCGTTTCTGGCACAGTATCCGTTTCTACTGGCACATGGTATCATGTTGCGATTTCACGATCAAATGGCACTGCTTATTTATTCTTAGATGGAACATTAGTAACAAGTGGTGCATTTGACCACGACTTAACGGATGCTGAAATAGGTGGAATAACTCTTGGTAAAATAAGCGCATATGAGCAAGTTGATGCTTATTTTAGTGACTTTAGAATAACCGTGGGTGCAGCCAGATATACTTCTAGTTTTACTGCACCTTCAGCAGCTTTGCCTGTTGATAGTGGCACAAGTGGCGAAGGTGGTTTGGTTTGGATTAAAAATAGGGATGTTGCTAACTCTAATCAATTATTTGATACTGAAAGAGGTGCGCTTTATCGTTTAAATAGTGATACTACAAACGCAGCTTCTAATTCTGCATCAGGTGCTTTAACTGCTTTTAACTCTAATGGTTTTACCGTTGGGGATTGGGGTCCAGTAAATAATAGTGGTAGTGGTTTAGTCTCTTGGACATGGCGCAAAGCCCCTAAGTGGTTTGATGTTGTGACATGGAGCGGTGACAATACAAACAGCAGGGCAATATCACATAACTTAGGGTGTGAAGTAGGTGCTATTTTCATAAAAAACTTAACATCATCGGAAAATTGGGTTGTATATCATAGAGGTGCAGGGTTATCAGGTTCAAACCCAAAACTGTTGAAATTAAATTTAACAGACGCATCAGAGGCTGACTCAGGAATAATACCTTCTGCACCAACAACTACTGAGTTTTATGTTTCTAATGCGCAACAGACAAATGCAGGAGGCAAAACCTACGTAGCCTACCTATTCGCACACAATGACGGTGACGGTGAGTTCGGCCCTGATGGCTCTCAAGATATTATCAAGTGTGGGAGTTATACTGGTACAGGATCAGAAATGTTTGTCGATCTTGGTTTTGAGCCGCAATTCTTTTTAACAAAACGAACAGATAGTGCTACCGATTGGTTTATTGTTGATGTCATGAGGGGCATGGCGGCAGATCAAGCTGACCCTTATCTAAAGCCAAACGCAACTACCACAGAAACTAACACAGGTGGCAACGGATGGCATCCTAGCCCAACAGGTATTACTATACAAAGTAGCAGCCAAATAACATCAGGTGCAAACTACATCTACATGGCAATCAGGCGTGGCCCACTAGCTGCACCTGAGAGTGCGACTGATGTGTTTGATGTAGCTTTGGGCACAGGAACATATACACATACCACAGGTTTCCCTGTAGATTTAGCGTTACAATTGACTAGACAAACAACAATCATTCATCGTCCTTATGACAGATTGCGTGGTGGAACAAAGTATCTAGAAACTTCAGATGACTCAGTAGAACAAAGTGGTGGTACGGCTCAATTTGATAACAATACAGGATATACAAATTCTGGAGCAACCTTAAATTGCGTTGATTACATGTGGAAGCGTGCACCCTCGTATTTTGATGTTTGTTGCTACAGCGGCACAGGAAGCGCAAGAACTGTAGGCCATAACTTAGGTGTAGCACCTGAGATGATTTGGGTTAAGCCAAGAGAAACAGGGTTAGCCTCCAACGATTGGTGGGTTTTTCACAAAGACTTGTCAACTCCTGCTGATGACTCTTTAAATTTAAATTCAACTAGTGCAGAAAACACAGGTAACGGTGCTTTACTATGGAATAGCACAATGCCGACGAGCAGTGTTTTTTCACTTGGTTCGTACAATGGTATAAATCAATCAGGGAGAACCTACATAGCCTACCTTTTCGCTACCATAGCCGGTGTATCCAAGGTGGGAAGCTTTACAGGCACAGGAAGTGACATAAACATTGACTGTGGATTTTCGTCAGGTGCAAGGTTCATTCTTATTAAGCGTACAAACAGCACCTCACCGTGGTGGACTTTTGACACTGCAAGAGGAATAGTTGCAGGTGATGATCCTGTTTTAGAACTTAACAGTACAAATGCAGAGTATACTAGTTATGATTTTGTAGACCCCCTGAGTTCAGGTTTTACTGTCACAGGTACTTTTTCTAGTTGGAATCAATCAGGTTCATCTTACATCTTCTACGCAATTGCATAAAAAAGGAGTTTAGTCATGGGACTAATAAGAATAAGAGAAACAGGCGAGGTGGTAACGGAAATAACTTTCCGCACAATGCATAAGAAAACACGACCTGTTTTAGAACCAACGCTTACCAAAGAAAGACTAGACGGTTTAGGTGCAGATCCTGTTATGGAAAGTGCGCAAGCCGACACAACACCGCCATATGAGTTTAGTTTTCGCTCTGGTGTAGAGCAAGATTCTGATGGCAATTGGATGACGGTCAATTCTGTTGGGCCAGTGTTTACCGAATACACAGACGAAGATGGTGTAGTGCAATCGGTTGACGCACAAACTACAGCGTATCGCGCTAATGTAGATGCAAAAGCTGCCGAAGGGGCAAGGTCTACTCGAACAACCCTGTTGGCAGATTCTGATTGGACACAAATGGCTGATACTGCTTTGACCACAGAAAAGAAAGCTGAGTGGGCAACATATCGTCAAGCACTTAGAGACTTGCCAACTGCATCAGGATGGCCTCATACTCACACCATGCCAACGAACCCTGAATAATGCCCAAAGACACAACACAAGAAGTAGCACTTACTACGCCCGACATAAACATTCAGCTTCCACAAGCGAAGCCTGAATACAAATCTATGTTGGCTAATATACAGGAAAAAGCCCCTGCAATCGCACAGGCATCTAGTAACTTTTATAAGTCACACTCACAGATGATGAGCGTTACATTAGACGTTACTGCAATCACACCGATCCGCTCTATCAAGCATAGCTTGGCTGAGATTGAAAAGACCAAAGCAGCCTTGCAAGAGGGCTACTTCAAGATGAAGAAAGAAGAAGTAAAACTCAAGAAGCTAGAGCGTAAACTTGAGACTGAGACAGACGATCTTGAACGTGAGATGCTTGAGATTAAGATTAACGAAAAGCAGGCACAGGCGGCAAGCTCTCGTGGGTATGTAGAAGGTGCGGTAAGAAAGCTAAACTTCTTTACCAATCAGTATGACAACCTAATGAAGAAGATCGGCAAGGATGAGCTTACTGAAGAAGACTACGAGCTAGAAGAAATAAAATACCACATTATGACTTGCATGAAGCAAGCATTAAACGCCGCCAGAAGTCGTAACGGTCAGATAGATGAGGGCAATCTTATCTACATTTTTGATCTAGGCATCAATGCAGCACAAGCACAGGCAGAGGTGTTTTCATATTTGCAGTGGGAAAACTCTATCATCAAAGAGGGCAAAGCACCAGAGCATCACCACACAGTGCAGTGGTTAGAGGCTTGTGCAGAAAAGTGGGCGCACTGCCCAACGGACTTTGCAAACAGTCGTGGTTTTGATATTATGGACAGAACATCTTTGACTAACACTCCACAGCTAGAGGACAAGACAGATGGCGCATAAAGTTGTAAAATATAGATTAGAAAGTGACGGTACGATCCCAACTTGGTTAAAGTTTGGTGTATCGCAGTCAACAGGCGGCATGTATGCAGTAGCAGACCCAGACACTGCTAGTCCACAGGACTGGATTATGATTGGCATTTCTGACGATGGCGCGGATATATCTGGTGCGATAGAGGAAATAACATCCAAAGCAAATCTACAGACTTACCTTGCTGCGCAAGCAACGGCAAATAGTTGGACTGATCCAGATCCAGATGATCCAGATGCAACAGTTGCTTTTGATGCGGCTGCACATGCTCAACGTGTTTGGGATGATTTAGACGCACTTAACGCATAGGATGCTACATGCCACTAACCAAACTTCAGTTCCGCCCAGGTGTCAATCGAGAGACTACCTCCTACACCAATGAGGGCGGTTGGTTTGACGTAGACAAGGTACGCTTTCGCTTTGGTATGCCTGAGAAGATTGGTGGGTGGGAGAAGTTTAGTACAGCATCCTATCTTGGCACAGCAAGAGCTATGCACCCTTGGGTGGCATTAGATAATAGCCGACTTATTGGAATTGGTACTTCTCTTAAATACTACATCAATCAAGATGGCGGTGCCTTCAACGATATAACGCCAATAAGAAACACAACTTCTGCGGGCGATGTAACCTTTTCCGCGACCAACGGTTCTTCTACAATTACTGTAACTGACACAAGTCATGGTGCAGTGGTAAATGATTTTGTAACATTTAGCGGTGCCGCAAGTCTTGGGGGCAATATTACAGCAGCCGTGCTTAATCAAGAATATTACGTGACACAGGTTGTGAATGCTGACAGCTACACTATCGTGGCAAGAACCGCAGGCACAACAATTAAAGATATTACTGTAGACGGAGCATTATCCCCAACGCCTGTCACCGCAAACTCCTCTGATACAGGTAATGGCGGCAGTTCTGTTGTGGGTGCGTATCAGGTAAGTGTTGGACTAGATACAACAGCAACAGGTGCGGGTTGGGGTGTAGGTACATGGGGCCGTAACGGTTGGGGTCAGGCCGCTACTACGCCTATTGTTACAAACACTTTGCGTATTTGGTCACATGATAACTTTGGTGAAGACTTACTTATCAACGTGCGCAATGGCGGCATATACTATTGGGACAAAACTGGTGGGTTTACTACAAGAGCCGTCAGCTTGGACTCGCTTGCGGGATCTACAAAAGCACCGACTATTGCAAAACAAATTCTTGTCTCTGACAGAGATAGGCATATTATTGCTTTTGGTTGTGATCCAGAAGCTAATGCAGGAGTGCAAGATCCTCTCGTAATACGTTTTTCGTCACAAGAAAGTTTGACCGATTGGGGGTCTACTGCAACAAACACCGCGGGTGAGTTAAGGCTTGGTTCTGGTTCAGAGATTGTTACCGCAGTTGAGACGAGACAGCAGATACTGGTCTACACAGATGAGTCTCTGTACGCCATGCAGTTCTTGGGGCCACCGTTTACTTTTGGTGTAAACCTTGTTTCTGAAAACATTACAACCATGGGTCCATTGTGTGCCGTAGCTGTAGAGGACAATGTGTTTTGGATGGGACTGAAAGAGTTCTACGTGTACGGTGGTACGGTACAAAGATTACCCTGCTCCGTCAGAGATTTTGTGTTTGATGATTTTAATCTTTTACAACGGGAAAAGGTTGTAGCTGCGACCAACACGGCGTTTTCAGAGGTTTGGTGGTTTTATCCTTCCGAAGACAGTGACACCAACGACAGGTACGTGGTTTACAATTACGAGCAACAGGTTTGGTATTATGGCGCACTTGCAAGAAGCTTTTGGATGGATCGTGGTATCTTCGACAACCCTATTGCAGCAGGGCCAAACAACTATCTCTTCACTCAAGAATCTGGATTTGATGACGATGGGTCTGCACTTACTGCATATATTGAATCAAGCCAAATGGACATTGGAGATGGAGAGCAGTTTTCTTTTATCCGTCGCATGATACCAGATCTCACGTTCCGCGGATCTACTGCGGGCAGTCCCTCTGCAAATATAACAGTAAAAACAAGAAATTTCCCCGGGGGCAACTACTTACAGTCCACTTCAAGTGCTGTAACAAAATCGGCATCCGTTCCTGTCGAGCAGTTTACGGATCAGGTGCATTTGCGCTTACGGGGTAGAAGTTTTGCGGTCAGGGTGGAATCCACAGCAACAGGTGTTGGATGGCGTCTTGGCTCACCACGGTTGGATATACGGCCTGATGGGAGGAGATAGTGTCAAGAAACCTTATTTTACCCTTCTTTGCTGTACCTCCAACGCAGTACGATCAACAATACTTCGCGAACCTCACGCGAAGTTTTGCTATTTACATGGAGCAACAACAAAATCCGGGGGAGGAAAGGGCAACAAAGCTGACCCTTACGGACTTGCAGACGGACGATTCGGGCTTAGAAAATGGAGCATTGTTTCAACAGGATGGTTTTGTTAAGATAGCTTTAATAAATAAACCGCATGTGCGCGGCTCCAGTGCTACAGGTGCGGTTGGAACGGTAACGGTGACGACGACATGAGTGATGACACAATTTTAATAATGTCTAACGGTTCTAAGTGGAAACCTGCGACAAGTTCTGATATAGTGCATTGTGTACACTGTGATAATGCAGTTGACACCCCCGCAGAGGTCGCGAGTTACCCAGATGGTAATTGCCCAGATTGTGGCGAATCGTGGACAGGCGCAGAGCGACGCAGCACCTCTATAACCGTGACTGCCCCCGAAGCAATCTCAGGAGAAGCCTAATGCAGCAGTATGAAACCATAACAATGCCAGACGCGGGTATCGGTTCGTTTCTTACTTCTAATATGGACGAGATTGATGACAATATCCTGATGTTTGGTAAGGCGGGCGGCATTAACTCCATGAAAGAAGTGGCAGACCGCATGGCTAAGATGGGCCGTGAAGGGGACACTTTTGTTGTACATGCTTCAGAAAAAGAGGTCATGGTGCCTCGTGAGGTTGCAGAAAACAATCCTGAACTTGTTGGTCAAATAAAAGAAGCTATTGCAGCAGAGGGCGCGGACCCCGAAGCATATGTCGTGGGTTCTGACAGAAACTCAATTAACCCGATGACGGGGCAGCGTGAGTTTTTTCTTAAAAAGTTAGTCAAAGGCATTAAGAAAGTATTTAAAAAGGCAGCTAAAGTTATTGTGCCTGTTGCTTTAAATTACTTTTTTCCGGGTATGGGGACGATTGCGTCAGGAGCCATTGGCGCAGGCATTGGCGGCCTCATACAAGGTGAAAGTTTTGGGGATGCCTTAAAAAGTGCCGCTATGGGAGGTCTTACCGCGGGTGTAATGTCTGGTGTCTCTGGAGCACTAGGTTCAATAGGCGATCCAAATCAGACACTAGGGCAAGGTTTTATGTCTGGCCTGAAAGGTGCATTGCCGTCACAAACAACAGGTTTCTTTGAACCTCGTTTTGGAATGGAAAACGCTCCAGGATTTCTTGATCCGTTAGGCACAGGTCGAGCAGGAGACGCTAATTTCAAACCCTTTATGTCAGAAGCTGCACCAGAAATAACACAACTTTCACAATTAAGCGGTCCACAATTAGATCATGCGTCACAATTAAAAGCTTTAGATCCAAACATATCAAATGCTGATTTAATAAGTTCCTCTCTTGCAGCAGCGCCGGGAGGTGCCGCAGCCGCAGGAACTTCTTCGGTCCTTGGCACGGCAGTTAAGTATGGTTTACCAACTTTACTGGCAGCAGGTTCGATGGGCGCGTTTGATCCTATCCCTGCAACTGAGGTAGAAATCGAAGGTTTTGATCCCGGTGATACTTCTGAAACTCGTGTTGCGGATAATCCAGAGAAATACACCGTAGGTCAGCCTATCAATACAAGTTATATTACACCCACACAGGCGATTTATTCTGGACAACCCTTGACTACTGCTGCGTATTTACCAAGTCAGGGCACTTATAATCCAATCGTGCCGTCTGCAACCTACTCTAATATTATTCCTACAGGAGCAGGAACCGCGCCGATAACACCAAGTGGGACGTCCTCTTCAAGTCCTGAAGTGGCGGAGGTGCAATTAGCAGGTTACGATCCAAGAGTAACAGGTATGCGGCCTGCTAAAATTTATGGTGTAGATGCACAAGGTAATCCTATAATGACGCCTTATGTAGATCCAATCATGCCCGCAAGGTTTGTTGGTTCTAATCAAGAGGTTCAGATGGCTGCATCGGGAGGCGCGATGAACTTTCCGCGGCGCACGGGCCAAATAGAGGGGCCAGGAACGGAAACGTCTGATGATATTCCTGCAATGTTATCTGATGGTGAATTTGTAATGACTGCAAAAGCTGTTAAAGGAGCGGGCAATGGAAGCCGCGAACAAGGCTTTAGAAAGATGTATGACATCATGCGGTCCTTTGAAGGAGGAGCGGTAGCCTAATGTCTGATCAACAAACAATGGTTCAAATTCAACGGCAGGATCCTGCCATTGAAGCTTACCGTTTAGGACTTCTCGGAGACACACAAACCTTTATTAGAAATCAAATAGCAGCGGGTATGCCACCAGAGACGGCTTATCAAATTGCAGGTTTGACACCCGCAGAAACCGCTGCTATATCCGCGGCTCAGTCTGGAATTGGAGCGTATCAGCCGTTTTTAGAGGCAGGGGAAGCAGCGATACAGGGTGGGCAAAACATTCTCACTCAGTCGGCAATGCCGTCACTCCAACAGGCTGAACGAGCAACAGGGTCCACCCAAGATATTATAAACCAAGCGGCTCAACTTGCTGCGGCGCAGCGAGCGGTACCCTACACATACCAACAGGCGGCGGCTCAAACTGCTGCGGGCATTGGCGGTTTTAACCCTTTTGAGGAACAGGTCGTTCAAAGAAGTCTCGGAGACATTGCAAGACAAGCAGGCATTCAACAGCAAGGTCTGAGAGCACAAGCGGTTGGATCGGGCGCTTTTGGCGGATCTCGTCAAGCCGTTGCTGAACAAGAGCTATTCAGAAATGCTTTAGATCAAATGGGTCGAACTTCTGGTCAACTAAGACAGGCCGGATTTGATGCCTCAATGGCGAGAAGATTACAAGAAGCTCAACTCATGGGCAATCTTGGCCTACAATACGGACAACTGGGTCAGGCAGATGTATCTCAACTAGGTGATCTTGCAGGTAGGCAGCTTGCGTTGGGTCAAGGGCTTGGTTCGTTGGCTGCCCAGTATGGCAACTTTGGCACAAACTTAGGTCAGTTGGGTGTGCAACAGGCAGGTATTGGCGAGATCGGTCAAAACATCAGGCAGGCTCAAATTGGCACTGCACTACAAGCGGGCAACATTCAACGCGGTATTGATCAGGCTGCACTTGATGCCACTAGGTTGACTAATGTTCAGGCACAGCAGTATCCTTATCAACAGTATGGATTCTTATCTGACATTTATGCGGGCGTTCCGACCTCGCAATCCACAATTACGGCGTCATCTGCGCCACAAGTTTCACCTTTCCAAACCGCATTAGGGTTGGGTATATCAGGACTTAGCGCCGCTGCGGGCGCATCAAAAGCGGGGCTATTATAATGAACGAGGGATTTAAAGCACTACCCGAGTATGTGCAAAGAAAAATCGACCCAGAAGCAGCCAAAAAGTTTATGGGCGGTGGGTCCGTGATGCAACGTCCGTTATTTCGTCAGATGGGCGGCCCTGCGGAGGCTGATATGTCTCAGATGGCAGCTATGGGTCAACAGTTTTTGACACCCCCGCCCCAACAAGCTCCTGCGCAGGTGGATCCTCAACAGGCTCAGATGGTGCAGGCTCAAGAGCAGCATTACATGGAAGACGGTCAAAAGGTCGGTGAAATGTATGCCTCTGAGATGATGAACCGAATTGACATGGCAGAAGACCCAAAGGACATGATCGACGCCATACGAGGCAATGAGAAGCCCCTTGAAGCGCGGTACGCGGAACTTGCAGGGTATGTCGGTGAGGCTGATGCAAATAAAACACCAGAAAGTGTTTTGGCAATGGTGCAGCCCACCATAATGATGACAGAAGAGGGCGCGGTAGACAGCGGCATTGGGGAACTAATGCAAGGCTTGGTACAAAGCGTTGAGATGGAGCCTGAAAGTCAGATGGCTCAAGGCGTTGGCGAACTCATGGCAATGGGGGCGGGCAACACTCCACCCGTAAATTTTAACCAAGGTGGCGCAGTGCGCCATTATCAGCCGGGTGGTGCTGTCTCTTTAATGCCTTACTATGAAGAAGCTCAAAAGATACGGAGTGGAATTTTAGGAACTCCAGAAGAACGAGCCGCTCAACTTCAGGAACAAAAAAACTTAACACAGGCGCAAATGCTATTTGATATAGCACAAGCGGGATTGCAGTTTGCGGGGACTACTGAGGGGCGCAGCGTTGCAGAGAGATTAGCTAATGCGGCTGCTCAATCTCAATTATTTCCAACGATTGGTGCGCGAGCAGCCCAGTTTCAAGAAGTAAAAGATGCTCAAAAACGAGATCAACGGGCAATGGACCTAAGTGCTTTAGAAAGCGCAGAACGTCAGGTGGAAGCGGAACGTGGTCGGGCGGGAGCTTTAGCCCTTGAGGGTGTTCGACAGGCGGGCGATTTAGCTAAATTAGCTCAACAGTTTGAATATACAAAACAAACCAATGAAACACAGTTTGGTTACTCTACACGTCTTGCCGAGCAACAAGCTGACATAAATGAAGGTTTGAAAAAACTTGAACTGGATGCGGCGGCAGCGAGACAATCTAACAATATAGCTTTGCAAGAGCGTCTTGCCGCAGAAAAAGCATCTTTAACAAGAGAGCTTAATACGACTAACAATGCATTGAAAAAAGAAATGCAATCTATTGAAATTAATGCTGCGGAACTGGCTCGGGAAGACAACCAAGCTTTTCAAACAGAATTGCAGGAGAAAAAAGCTACCTTACAAACTCTATTGCAAGCCACTCAATTTACTCAAGATAAAGAATTGGTTGAAATCCGCAATAACGCGAAGAAAGAATTGGTTAAGCTAC